AAAGAGCTTAAAAGATGATAAATTGTATAGCAGGATATACTAATAATCTAAACAAAAGATTGTTAGAACAACTAAAAACTCTCTATCTATCCTTCCCAAGTGAGGGGCCCGTAGCCCCTCACTTGGGAAGGATAGGTACCGCATAGATTCTAAAAAGTTTAAAAAACGATAAATTATATATTATATTTAAAACAAAGCTTGTTAGATTATATTTAAATTTTTTACAATCTTTCCCAAGTGAGGGGCCCGTAGCTCAGTTGGCTAGAGCACCTGTTTTGCACACAGGAGGTCAGCGGTTCGAATCCGCTCGGGTCCACCAAATAAAATTAAAACAGAGCAATATATATCGCTCTGTTTTAATTTTATTTGGTGTGCCTGTTTAAAAAGTTAAACCGATTTCGCCCAAAACCAATAAAACTCAAGGGGCGGGCAACACTCCATCAGATCCCCTTTCCACTTGCCCCGTGTAAGGCGACCTTTCGGATTGAGAAACCGTCAAAGAACCTAAAAAAAACATCGACTCGAACTTTATTTTGTCAAAAGCGAGTTTTTTCATCTTTGACTTATAAAAATTTGCTTGCTTTCATTATATTTGTTAGTATAATAATGAAAGAAAAACATCAACAATTTTATGATACCAAAATATGGAAAATAATCAAGGAAATAAATTAGGAAGGAAAATTAAAAAGTTAAGAGCTGGTTTTGGTTTATCTCAAGACGAGCTTGCACGTAAAGCCGATGTGCCTTATACAACTTTAACTAAAATTGAGACAGGTGTTATTAAAAAACCTTCAGTGTATGTAGTAGCAAAGATTGCAAAGGCCTTAGATGTTTCTGTTGATGATTTAATTTAAAATTTAAGAATGATTATTATGGAAACATATAAAGAATTAATTATAAAACCAAACAATCCACTTAAAGAAAATGAAAAACAAGCTTTAAGTTGTTTTGCCTCTTTATTTTGTGAAAATGGGTTTAAAATTGAATTTAACGATGAGATGATAAAAATTTTTTTAAGAGAAATTAATTATTATGAATTTAAAAACCACATTGAAAAGATTGGTCAAGAATATAATGCAAATATTTTAACAGACATTTTAAAAAAAGTAGATTCTATTAAGAGTTATGGTATACGTGGGAATAAGCGAAATTATGTTGACTACAATAAAGAGCGTAAAGTAAAGAACCGAAAACAAAAAGAGGAAAAGAGAGAACAATATTTCTACGCAAGAAATAATAATTTTTCTACTAAAAACAATGTCCTACCAGAAAAATATATAAATAAAATTATTTGTGGGGATAGTGAAACAATTTTAAAGGAAATTCCTGAAAATTCAATTGACTTGATATTTACTTCACCTCCATACAACTTTGGACTTGATTATGACTCTAGTCAAGATGATAAGTTTTGGAAAAATTATTTTGATAAACTATTTAGGATATTTGATGAATGTATTAGAGTCTTAAAATACAGTGGAAGAATTATTATTAACATTCAACCTTTATTTTCAGACTATATCCCCAGTCATCATATAATTAGCAACTACTTTATTGAAAAAAAATTAATTTGGAAAGGCGAGATACTTTGGGAAAAAAATAATTATAATTGTAAATATACTGCATGGGGAAGCTGGAAAAGTCCCAGTAATCCATATCTAAAGTACACTTGGGAATTTTTGGAAATTTTTGCTAAAGGTACTTTAAAAAAAGAAGGAAAAAGAGAAAATATTGATATAAAAGCAGAAGAATTTAAACAATGGGTTATAGCGAAGTGGTCTATAGCACCCGAAAGAGACATGAAAAAATGGGGACACCCAGCAATGTTTCCAGAAAAGTTAGTTGAACGGGTATTAAAACTATTTAGTTTTAAAAATGATGTTATATTAGATCCTTTTAATGGTGTAGGAACAACAACAGCAGTGGCTAAAAAATTAGGACGAAAGTATTTAGGGGTTGATATTTCAAATGAATATTGTTATATCGCAAAAAGAAGAATACAGAACACTGTTATTGAAGATAAATTACCTTAAAAATTGCATTATGTTTAAAATTAAAGTAAAACAAGAAATATTAAATCATTGTCGTAAGCAAATTAAAAAATATAATTTTGGTCAAAGAGGATTTGCTGATGGGACCATTGAACAACAATTAATAGGCATAATCGGACAATCTGTTGTTGCAGATATTTTTAATCAATCTTGGATAGATGGAGAAAGTGGATTTGATGATGGAATAGATATTTTTTATAATGGTTTAAGAATTGATGTTAAAACAATGAGCAGGACCACCGATGTAAGAGATTATTATGTTAATAACTTTATTGGCTTACAAGCAAATTATGAAGTCGACGTTTATATTTTTACTTCATTGAATAAAAATACTTACGAGTTGACAATTATAGGTTGGATAACAAAAGAAGAACTATTTAAAAAGGCAAGTTTTTTTCCAAAAGGTACAATTAGAACAAGATCAGATGGCACCACATTTAAAACATTTGCAGATTTGTATGAAATTGAGAATAATAAATTAAATATTGTTAATTCTGTTGATGATTTAAAACAACAACTTGATGAATTTATAAATAAAAAAACAAGATAATTTTTATGAATATAAATACAAAAAAAATAAATGAATTAGTGAAAGAATATACCACAATCGTAAAAGTGATGGATAAAGATGCACACAATAATAATGATAGAGCTTATGGTGGGGTGGTTCGAAGTGTTAAGGGTAAGCTTCAGGAGTATATAACCGAAGAAGTTATAAAACTTGCATGGGAGTCTATTGGTGGAGGTGACGATCGACTAGAAATTGATTCTAAAAAATTTAAGATCCCGATAATGAGGGATTATATTAGCGAACTTAAAGACGAAGAAATTAAACGATATATATTGTCCAACATAAATGATTATTACTATAAACTGAGCGTAGATAAGCAAGTTTTTGTTGATGGGGAATTTGTTTTGGGAATTGAATGTAAGGCTTATACAGAAAACGCAATGCTAAAAAGAATTCTTGTTGATTTTAAGCTATTAAAAACTCAGTTTCCACACTTAAAATGTTATCTCTTTCAGTTAGAAAGTCAGTTAGGAGGCGATTATTCAAAATTAAACGAGAAAACTTTTGGAAGTCGTGCCACGCATACCCTTCTGTCTTATTTTAAAGAAGTTGATCTGAAAATTTTTACTTTTTTGAAAGGAGAGCGTTTAGTCGATAAGCCAATACATAAATATTTTAAACCATTAGAATCTTCCCGAGTTAAAAAGGCGGTTGAAATTATTGCAAATGAGTTAAAAGAATTTATTTAACTTTTATTCATATAGTAAATATGACTTATTTAATCTTTAGCGACGAAAGCGGTACTTGGAGCAATCGGGAAGAAGATTATTATATTCGAGCGTGGATAAACATATCTTCAGAAGAATATGTTAAATTACAAAAGGAAATTTTTTATATACAAAAAACTACAGGAACAAAAGAAATTAAATGGGATAATTTTAAGAGAAATTACAAAAAATACGGTGATATTTTTATTCCTAATTTCCAAGTGTATATAACGCTTTCCATACCAAAAAATTTCTGGAATAGAAATTATAAAGTTTTGACAACATTGCAGAATTTAGACGAAGAAGCCTTTACTGGAGATGAAAAAGTTAAAATACATTTAAGAGAAAAAATTATAAATAGTGCGCAAACAGTTATTTTCTTAAATTATTTTGAAAGACAACATATTGAGAATTCTAAAATTGCATTAGCTAGTAATTTATTAGATTATAAATATATAGTGGATAGCCCACAATTTGTAGACAGGGAATGGATAGAAGTAGCAAGGGAAGTTGGTATAGATAATCTTGAAATCAAGAAAGACTCAGAAAATGTGCCAGGAATACAAATAACAGGTATAATCGCAGGTTGTTTTTACGACCTAATATCAGAGTTAGAAAATAATGATATTGCTAGAGACATATATAAAGATTTAATAAAGCCTAAAATGATAAACATGTATTCAAGTGATCGACAAAAAGCTAATCCAAATATAATTTTTTATGGAGATTGTCCAAACGATATCAGGGATAAGTTAACAGCTATTAGGAATTTATAAAAGAATTTGCCGTCAAATTCGGCGAAATCAAACAATTCGCCCTTGGTGGATTAGAAAAATTTGAAGTCGTCCATTCTAAAAGGTCGTCTTACACGGGGCAAGTGGAAAGGGGATCTGATGGAGTGTTGCCCGCCCCTTGAGTTTTATTGGTTTTGGGTGAAATCGGTTTAACTTTTTAAACAGGCACACCAAATAAAAACAGAGTAAATATTGTTCTGTTTTTAATTTTAAATAGTTATCCACAAGAAAGAGTTTATGAATTATGTTATAATTTTAAAAAAGGTCGTTTTATGTACTAGTTAATTTTTAAACTATTTAAAATACTATGATAGA